AAATAATATGGCTGTAAAAGAACCTTGGAACATAAATTTAGGATATCCTGTAGATTGTGCATGTGAAACTGCAGACAGGTCTGTTAATTGGACTAACATTGCAGGTAATTCGGTTAATTATACTTATGATGTTAACAATAATGTAACACTTGCAGAGTATTATACAGGAGCGACTTTAGTGTTTACACAGACTTTTACATATGATGTTAATAATAATGTAACAAGTGTAGTAACAAGTTAAGATGAGCAGATGTACGCAACCGATTGTAACAGATAAAATAATTTGTGCTAAAGTGTGTTATCAACAATTCAATGATAATCCTTTGGCAAAATTTTCATTTGACAATTATGTTCTTTCGGATGATTCTACTTATTACGACAATGGAATTGATTCTTTGAGGGAGATTAGATGGAAGGTGTATGTGGGTAATTACTTTTTTTATGACTTCGGTTGGAACAATGTGAATGATGTAGTTTTAGCGTTAGGAAATGGTTCTACTTATGGTCAATTAGATTTAGGATTTCAAAATCAAGATATAATAGCTCTTTTTGAATCTCTGCCATCAACACAAGTTCCTGTAGGAACAAAATTTTGTGTACAATTGGATATTAGAGATAATTCGGGAGTTGAAAGTAACAATATATCAAATACTTATTGCTTTATAAAATAATTTAAAAATATGATATTAAAAGGAAATGATGCTTTAGAAAAAGCTAACAAAATGATGGAATCTCTTAATGTTTCACAGAAAGTGGATTCTTTTTCTAATGTAGAAAAAACTTTTTCTGCATATAACGGAAAACGTTATGGCATCGTAAAAGAAGGGACAAAATATATTATCAAAGAAGCAGTTGTTAAAAATGCTAAAAATTCAAATGATTTTGCATATATTGATGGAGTTCAAAACAAATCAAAATATTCAAAAAATACTTTGTTGGAAGCAGAAAAAACTTTGAATCTTTGGAATATTGAATTCAGCCGTGTTTATGGTACTTCATTAATGAAAGAGGAAGAAGAAATGCCTGAAGATGAAGAATCTCCCAAAAAGACTGTATTAAAAGTTCCTATGCAAAAAAGTGCAGCACCAATGCCTGCAATGCCTGCAGGTGATGCAGGAATGGGTGCAGATATGCCTCCAATGCCTGCCGAAGGCGGAGATATGCCTCCAATGCCTGCCGAAGGCGGAGATATGCCTCCAATGCCTGATGCTGAAGGTGCTGAAGGAATGGGTGAAGAAGATGAAGAATCAGGAGTTGACCCTAAGAAATCAATTCAGAAGCTTGCAGGGAAATTAGCTTATGAATTAAGAGAATTTGAGGGTGAGGATGATGATTATAGTGATATATATAAATTTGCAGCTTCTATGGTAGCTTCGGCTGCAGATGCAAGCAAAATAACTGCAAAAGATAGAAAGTCTATTATCAATAAAGTTGAAAAGAATTTAACTCCTGATGAGGAAGATGAAATTTCTTCTGATGAAGAAGAAATGCCTGAAGATGAAATGCCTGAAGGTGGTGAAGAAGGTGAAGAAATGCCTCCAATGCCTGCAGGTGAAGAAGAATCTGAAGAAGGTATTGACAAAACTTTGGCTGAAGCTTTCAAAAGAATTCAAGAAGCTAAAAGAAAATATAGTAAAAAACAACTTGATGCTTTAGATAAAGATGGAGATAAAAAATTGACCAAAAAGGACTTTGAAATGCTTCATCAAAAAGAAAGCATTGAAATGCCTATGAATGAAGGTTTGAAAGGTAAGCCTATCAATGCTTGGATTAAAGATTTTGTCAATTCAAAGAATCCTAAATTCGAAGGAAAATCTAAAAAACAAAGAAGAGAAATGGCTATCGCTGCATTTCTTAAAAATGAAAAAAGTCAAGGTAAAGATAGTTCGGTTACTTTGATGAAAGGTAAAAAATCTAAAAAAGGTAAAAAATCTTTGAAAGAAGGAAGTGGCTATTCAATGTCTATGGATGAAGATTATATGATTTCTGAAAAAGATGATTTTTATTTTGATGAAGGTAAAAAGAAAGATGAATTATTGTTAGGTGGTCAATATATGGATGAATCTTATTTAGATGAAGATTATATGTCTGAAGAAGATAAGTACATGATGGAATATTCTGATTTAGATGAAGATTATATGTCTGAAGAAGATAAGTACATGATGGAATATTCTGATTTAGACGGAGATGAACCTATGTTAGAGATTACTGATTTAGATGAAGATGTTTATTTTGAAATGGATTACAGTCAAAAAAAAAAGTAGTTCCTCCAAAGTATGATGGGGTTTTCACAGAAAAAGTTCCTGTTCCTAAGAATAAAGAACATTTGACAAGAGCTCCTGATGGTACTATAATTGGAAGAGAGTATGGAGATGATGATTATTATTTGAAGGTGAAGCCTAAAAATTTTAAAATGTTTAATACATGAAATTAGTTTTTGTAAATTTTGTAGGAAGTAATTTTAGAGGAGATAATTTGTATGAATTTTTATTTTCTTCTGAAGATTTAAATAGTGTTACAGGTGAAGATTGGGATTCTTATCCTGCAAATGGAAATCCGAGACCTCCTATTGAATTTGTAGAACAAGCATATAAATTGGAAACTGAAGACCAATTTGAATTAATACAGAATCATGTTTCATTTGATATGAGCGATTGCAAGCAAGGAATTATTGCTATGGCATGGGAAGCTGAAAAAGATGAATCTATTTATGATAAAAGATTATTTTTCAAATTTGGTGAAACTTTAGAAAATGTGAAATCAAAATTATACGAAAAAGATTTATTTATAGAAAAAATATATGGAAAAGAAAAACAATCTACAGATAAAACAAGCGATTAAAAAAGCTTATTTACAAGAGAATGACACAAAAGTTCAAGATAAGTCTAAAGTGGAGAAAGAACCACATCTTGAGTGTGATGAAATGGTAGATAAAATTTCAAAGGATTTAATGAGTCTAAAAGAAATTTTAAAGAAGATGAAAATCAAGAAAGATTCTGCACCAATGAAAGACGTTCAAGAGATGTATAATGTTATTTCAAACTTTAAACCATCTAATGCAAATCTAAAAGAATATGTAGAAATGAATACTCAAGAAGCAGCATATGCAATGGTAAAAGAATCTAAAACAAAAAAACGTTATTATAGCGTAGATTAGGAAATACTATAGAAGAATTACAAGGAGATTTTAAAATAAAATCTCCTTTTTTATTTTTCAGATATTTATAGTAAATATTATATATGAATCAACAGATAACAAAGGCAGATATTCAAAAGGAATATATGATTGGAATGTTGAATCCTGCATTTCTTATTGAAAAATATATGAAGACTGTGGATTTAACAAGAGGTGGTTTTGTGCCTTTTAAATTGTTTCCTCGCCAAAAGGAACTTGTAGGTTGTTACGATAAATACCGACATAACATTGTTACAAAACCGAGACAGACAGGTATCTCTACTACTACTCAAGCATTTTTAGCAGTTAAAGCTGCGTATGCTGATACAAAGAAGCCTGAAATTATAATGATTATTGCAAATAAATTTTCTTCAGCTAAAAAATTTATAGCAGGTATTAGATTGTTTTTATCCCAATTGCCAAGATGGGTTTGGGGTGCTAATTATGACGATTCAAAAGAAACAGAAGGTCACATAAAAGGAAAAGGTTCTACAGAAACTTTAGAGTTGATGAATGGAACTATTATAAAAGCAGTAGCAACTTCTCCCGATGCTCTGAGGGGTTGGACTCCTACATACTTAGTTATAGATGAGGCTGCTTACGTTGAAACTTTTGCAAAAGAACTTTATACTGCTTCAATGGCAGCACTTATCACAGGTGGTAAGATGATAATCATTTCAACTCCTAATGGTAAAGATGAATTGTATTATAAAACTTATATGAGTGCCAAATCAGGTGAAAATGGTTTTAATATAGTTCAATTAAGATGGTATGAAGACCCAAGATATAACAAAAACTTGGAATGGCAAAAAGATGATGGAAATGGCAATATTGAAGTTGTAAAAGAAACTGAATATACATTTGCTTCATTTGATAAAATGGAGAAATTGGGATATAAGGCTTATGCCCCTTGGTATAAGGAAATGTGTGCGATGTTGAATAATGATAAACTTTCTATTGCACGAGAATTGGATGTGAAATTTGAAGGTTCTGCAGGTACTGTTGTAGAACAGGAATGGATTGAATTTCATGAAAGATTTAATGTTCAAGAACCTATTGAAAGACATGAATTGGAAGATAGATTATGGTTATTTGAAAATCCGATTGAGGGACATGAGTATATTATGGGAGTTGATGTGAGTAGCGGTAATTCTGATGACTATTCAGGAATGATTATTATTGATACTACAACAGGTAATCAAGTTTTAGAATTCAAAGGGAAAGTAAGACCTGAATATCTTGCAGAAATTGTTTTCAAATGGGGAAATATTTTTTCTGCATTAACTATTATTGATACAACAGGTGGATATGGAGATAACTGTATTTTGAAATTACAAGAATTTGGTTTTAAGCATTTATATTATTCCAAAGGAACTGTAGAGTTCATGAAGAAAAAACCTGTATTGAATTATAATGATAATAAATTGGTTGCAGGCTACAAAATCAGTTCAAAAAGACCTCAAATCATAGGGAAACTAACAAATGTCATTGAAGCAAATGAATTCAAAATCAGGTCAAAAAGATTTACTGCAGAATTAGAAACTTTCATTTGGGTAAATGGAAGACCTGACCATACATCAGGATTTAATGATGACTTAATTTTTGCAGCAGCACTTGCACTTTGGGTTTTGGAAACAGATTTTAAAAGCTTAGAAAAGGCAAATCAAACGAGAAAAAGTATATTAAATGTACTCGGTAATAAAGGTGTTAGTACTAAAAGAGAAATAGCAAATAATAATAAACCAATTATAACTCCATCTGATATAAAAAATAAGAGAGATGGAAAAATTATTTATAAATCTGAACAAGACCCAACAGGCGAACACAGTTGGCTTTTCAGATAAAAATGATATATTAATATAAAAACAATAATGGAAGGAAATCAGCCTATAATAACTAAGTATAAAAAGTTGACTCAAAGCTTTTTAAAGGATAATCCTTATGTTGACGATAAAAATGCAGCACAGAATCCTAATAAGACTATTTATACTACTAAGGATAAAAAGGATTATGAAACAAAGAAGCTTGAAAAGCAACAAACGAAGTATTTAAGTGGTCAATGGCAAAAGGTTAAAACCCATATCCAAGAAAAATCTTTGTTATATG